TAAACTTTTAAAAGAGACTCAAGCAGAAAGAGTGACTTCTGATATTCAAGATTTAAAAACAAATAAAATAACTGCTAAAGAGTTTAAGGAGAGACAGAAAAATCCTAGTACTTCAAAAGGGTACTACACTAAGAGTGCTAAAGAACAGATAAAGATAAAGAAAGTAGCAGCTTCTAATAGTGCTCAGACTAAGGCAGTAAGTAAACAGATGAAGGCTCCTACTGTAAAGTCAAAAGAAAAAAGAATTATAACTCTAGGGGGGATAAAGAAAGGTTCTAAGAAACATAAAAGAGGAGGTTTTGGAGGTATAGGTGGAGCTATCTCAAATACCTTTAAGAAAGCAGGTGGAGGTATCTCTCACACTTTTAAAAAGACTAAGAAAGATGTAGTGAATACTACTAAGAAAGCTACTAAGGATACTACAAAAACTCTAGTTAAAGCTAAGAAAGATGTAGTGAATACTACTAAGAAAGCTGTTAGTGATGCTCCTAAAATAGTAGAAAAGAAAGTTAAAGATACAGTAGGTTTTATTAAAGACCCTATTAATACTACTAGAAAGACCGTTAAGAAAGCCGCTAAAGACACTGTAAATACAAGTAATAAAGCTGTTAAAGATACTAGTACTGTATTAACTAAGGCTGTTAAAGATACTGTAAATACAAGTAATAAAGCTGTTAAAGATACTAATACTGTAGTAACTAAGGCTGCTAGAGATACTACTAAAGCAGGTATAAAAGCAATAAAAGATACTTCTAGGGCAGCTGATAGAGTAGGAAGAGCAGCTGGAAAGGCTACAGGGATTAAACTAGACCCTTTAAAAGATACTAGACATGCTGTTAAGGTAGCAAGAAGTGAAGCTACTAAGGCTAGAAAGGCTGCTGATACTTTAGGAAGACAGATAGGGAGTGCTACAGGTATTAAGTTAGACCCTTTAAAGGATATTAGACATGCTAATAAAGTAGTTACTTCTAAAGTAGTGAAGGCTACTAATGATGCTTTAGGTTTTGTTAGAAATCCTTTAGGCACTACAGTAACTACTATCAATAAAGCAGTAAGAGATACAAAGGATACTACACATAAAGCTGCTAAGGATACAGGAAGAGCTGTAGAAAAAGCTGCTCAAGATATTTATCATTCCCCTGAAGATGCTGTTAAAAGTGTTAATACTACTATAGATAAAGGGACTAGAAAAGCTAATAATTGGGCAGATAAGAGTCTAAGAGATGCTAATGATACTTTATCTGATTTAGGTAGAGCTGCGGGACAGGTACTTAATTTCTTTGGCTTAGGAGGGGGTAAGAAGTCTAAAGCTACTTCTGTTTCTTCTCCTAGAGTAACAACTTCAGTAGGTACAGGTCTAGGCACAGTAGGTGAAGGTACTGATAATACTTATGATGAAGAGAAAGCTAAGAAGAAAAGACTTAAGATAAAAAGATTAGGGGCAAGGTCATTACAAATACCTTTAGTTACTAGTAGTCCTACTACAGTAACAACTACCCCTTCAGAAGGAATACATATATGAGAGAGAGTAAAGAATTTAAACAGATGAGAGCTAAGACATTATATGATAATATAGTGTCACTCAGAGAAGCATTAGAGCAGACTTGGAGAGATTGTAGTCAATTAACTCTTCCTTATGTATTCCCTGATAAGGATAATGCAGAGAGTAATACTTTAGTAACTCCTTATAATAGTATAGGAAGTAGTAGTGTTAATGCACTAGCTAGTAAGCTTTTAGTAGCATTACTCCCTCCTTCAGGAACATTCTTTAGATTATTACCTGATATAAATATAACTAAAGACTTAACAACAGAACAAGAAACTCAGTTAGATAGTGAATTATCACAGATAGAACAAGATACTATAGAACTAATAAATCAACAAGCTTTACGAGTACCAGTATATGAGGCAGTTAAACTGCTAATAGTAACAGGTAATACTATGCTTTATAAAGTACCTAATGGAGCATTTAAGGTATTTAGCCCTTATCAATATGTAGTACAAAGAGATTATGTAGGGGATATTTTGTATTCTGTTATTAAAGAGAAGATGAGTTGGGAGACTATACCTTTAGAAGTACAGAAACAACTATTAGCTAAAGAACAAATTGAAGAGCTTGAAGTACAAGAAACTAATGGTAAATATAAACAAGTAACAGTTTACACTGCTATAGTAAGAGATAAGAATAAGTTTAGAGTATGGCAAGAGATTGCAGGTATTAGATTAAAAGGTACAGAGAAGGTGTATGCTAAAGATGCTCTTCCTTATATTATTCTTAGATGGAGTACAGTAAATAATGAGTCTTATGGTAGAGGACTAGTAGAGCAATATTTAGGAGATTTTAGAAGTCTTGAAGGACTCACTCAAACTATTGTAGAGGGAGCAGGTATTAGTGCTATGACTTTATTTGGTGTAAGACCCGCCTCTACTATTAAAGTAGAAGACTTAAATAATGCAGCTAATGGACAATTCATCTTAGGAGATTTAGAGAGGGAGATTTCTACCCTACAGGTAGGTAAGTCAGCTGATTTACAAGTACCTTTAAATCTCTTAAATCAATTAGAACAAAGAATTTCTAAAGCTTTTCTAATGCTTAGTGGGCAAGTAAGAGACTCAGAAAGAACTACAGCTACAGAAGTAAGAGCTACAGTAGCAGAGTTAGAGTCTACTTTAGGAGGTATCTTTAGTGTATTAGCTAATGAGTTTCAAAAACCTTTAATATCTTTATTACTAAAAGAGCAAAAGATTGATGTAGATAAAGTAGCAGTACCTAGTATTACTACAGGTATAGGTGCTATTAGTAGAGAAAGAGATTTTCAAAACCTTAATACTATGCTACAAGCTACAGCTCAATTAGGACAAGGTGTATTAGAGAAGTATTTAAAAGTAGATAGTTATTTAGCTAAAGTAGCTACAGCTTTAGGTATGCAGCCTGATGAGATAGTTAAATCTAAAGAAGAGATACAAGCCTTTGAGCAACAACAAGCTCAACTACAACAACAACAACAAGTAGATAAGATGCAAGTAGAAGGTTTTAAACAAGGATTAAAAGGAGATTAATTAATGGCAAGTAAGAAAGAAGAGACAAAAGTTAAGTATAGATGTGACTTTAATAGTTGGGAAGAATATAACAAATATAAGGGGAGTAAGAAGTAATGAGTGAAGTAGGAGAGAATACTACAGTAGTAGAAGGTAATGGAGAGCAGTCAGCTATATTGACTCCTGAGGAGGTAGAGGCTACTCTATCAGATACCCCTATTGAAGAAGAGGTTTCCCTCCCTTCAGAAGAGCAAGAGTTTGAACTACCTGAAAAGTTTAAAGGTAAGTCTCCTGAGGAGATTGCTAAAGCTTATGTAGAACTTGAGAAGATGAAAGCTGCTCCTATTGAAGAAGAAGAAGGGGAGTATGAGGAAGAAGAAGAGTATGAAGAGGAAGAAGAGTATGAAGATGAAGACTCTTTATTGGAAGATGCTTATAATACTTATGTAACTGAAGGGGGACTTGATGAAGAAACTCTACAAGCTTTAGCTGATGCTGATTATGATGTGGAGGATGTCTTAGAAAAGATGGAATTTGCTAAATATAAGCAAGAGAAAGCTATTGAAGAAGTATTAGCCCCTTTAGGAGGAGGTACTGAAAAGTTACAACAAGTAGCTGCTTGGGCTTTAGAAGCTAAAGGTGAAGAAAATGTACAAGCTTTTAATGAAGCATTAGCTAACTCTTCTTTAGAGGCTCAAAGACTATTAATTAAAGGACTATATGCAGAATATGATGCGAATACAGATGGTGATGATGCTACTATCTTACACTCAGGTGATAATCAAGTTATTGCTACTAAAGGGTATGCAACTCAAGAAGAGTTTTTTAAAGATATAGGCTCACCTGAGTATTCAAATAACCCTAAGTTTAGAGCTAAGGTAGAAGCGAAGATGGCTAAGAGTTCTATCTTCTAGCTCCTTCTACTATAAAGGTTCATATAGGGTACTAGCTTCTCTCCCTAGTGCTCTACCTGAGCCTTTATAGTATATTCAAGGATATAGCTATGTAGATAACTCAAAAGCTTTTGATAGATTTGTACACTCAATGTACTAATAAAACAATACATAATTCAAGGAGAATTTATAAATGGCAAGTATGACAGCAACTTTACCTAATAAGGATGCAGCAAGAAGCACAGCTTTAAAACTGTACACAGGTGAGGTAATTAAAGCGTTCAGAGAGCGTAATATTGGACTAGGACTTATTAAGTCTCGTTCTATTTCAGGAGGCAAATCAGCTCAGTTTATTGTAACAGGAGAAGCTTCTGAAGCAGATATTCAAACACACACAAGAGGTGAAGAGGTAATTTCTAAAGTTCTTGCAAATGATGAAGTAACTATTGTAGTAAACACTCGTTATGTTCACTCACACTTCTTAGACACACTAGATGAAAAACTAGCACAATATGAAGTACGCTCAGAGTTAGCATTTCAATCAGGACAAGTACTAGCTACTAAGATTGATAAGGATGTATTCAAGTTACTAGGTAATGTAGTACCTGCAATGACTCCTCTAGCAGGACAAAAAGCTGCTTCAACAGTAGTAGCTACAGGTTATGCAGCAGCAGCTACAGCAGAGGAAAAAGGTAATGCAATTATTGAGTCTTTTTATGTTGGTAAGACAGAACTAGATGAAAAGAATGTAACTGATACTCCTAATGTAGTTGTAGCACCACAAGATTATTACAATATTGTACAATCTACTAGAGGTACTAATGCAGATTGGACTTCAGGTAATGGTGGTATTGACTCAGGTAAATTTAAGCAAATTGCAGGGTTTACTGTACTTACATCTAACCACTTAGATAAAGTAACTAATACTAAACTTATTGCATTGATGTTTACTAAGGATGTAGCAGGTGTAGTTAAGGCAATGGATATTCAATCTGAGTCTAACTATGACTTTAGACGCTTAGGGTATCAGCTAACTTCATTCTATGCTTTAGGAATGGGAGCACTCAATCCAACAGGTATGGTAGTAATCAATTCAGATTAAGAATAGATTTATAGGCTTCTCTTAGGAGGAGCTTATTAAGTTTAATAAAATAAGGAGTAAATAATATGAGTATTACAGTTTTTAATGATGGGACTACATGGAGTAAGTCACTATTAGGGATGATAAATACCTGTTTACTAGCCATAGGGGAAACTCCTTATGTAGAGGGAACAGACCCTAAATCTATACCATTAGGTACGGATGGGGAAACAGCTAGTAGGATAATTAAATCAGTAATGGTGGAGGTACAGTCAAGAGGGTGGTATTTTAATACAGACTATGAGTTTGAACTATTACCTGATATAGATGGGTTTATCTCTATGCCCCCTAATACTTTAAAAGTAGATTTTGGTAACGCCCCTTCAGGGTCACACTATACTTATAAGAATGGACAGATTTATGATTTACACAAGAAGACATTTAAGATAGATAAACCTTTATATCCTGATGTAGTATGGTTAGTAGATTATTCAGAGTTACCCCCTGAGGCTTATGCTTATATAGAGTATAGAGCTGCTAGGAAGTTTCAACAAAGTGTTATAGGTTCAGTAGAACTAGCTTCTTTTACTGATAGAGATGAACAAGATGCTTTAATAAATCTTCAGAGATTACAACTACAGATAAATGATTACATTCTATCTAATGAAAGAGTAGCAAATAGAGCTAATAATGCTAGTGTATTAGAAGGGCTACATGGTATTGCTAAAAGGAGATATTAATAATGGGGAGTAAGTTAATAAATCATACTCTAAAAAGTATAGTTTCAGGTGTTTCTCAGCAGTACGCAGAGGAAGCTTTTGAAAGTCAAGTAAAAGAGATGATTAACTGTATGCCTTCTATAGCTAGAGGAGTTCTTAGGAGAAACCCTATTAAAGGTAACTTCCAACTATATGGAGATGTAGAAGGGACTACTTCTTTAGATATTTCTCCTGAAGATTATATATATGCTTATGATAGAGGTACAGCATTAGATAAGGAACAGTATTTAGTTACTATTAGTAGAGATGCTAAGTTAAGAGTATATGGTTTAACAGAGGTTACAGGAATACCTTTATATGTATCTGAGGTACAAAGTTATTTACAAGTACCTACTAATGTAAAACCTAAAGACTCCTTTGATATGGTGACAGTTGGAGACCATTCTTTTATTGTGAATAAGACTGTTATTACTGCTATGAAAGATATAACAGACCCTCAAGAGGTAGTAGATAAGTGGAGCAGTTGTGCTTTTTATTGGATTAAGAAGACTACAGGTGTAGTTGTTTCTCAGAAGACAGAGGGTGACTCTACTTCTAGTGATGCAGGGTCTATAATGGAAGGGTATACTTATTCTCTCAATGGTATAGATAAACAAGGGTATAAAGCTACTTCACCTTATACTAATACAAAAGAGCAATTAACTGCTTCTCAAATAGCTACTGCTCTAGTTACAGGTAAGGTTAAAGATGAAGATGGTAATGAAGTAGATGCTTATCCTACTAATTCAGCATTAGGTACAGATTATAAAGCTGAGGGTGCTTATATTATGACAGATACTAATATAACACAATGGGAGTGGGAAGACTCTTTTGGTAGTCAAGCTTCTCTAGGAGTATGGAAAGAGATTGATGACCCTAATAGGTTACCTGCTAAGTTACCTAAACTTATAGGAGGAATAGAGAC